ACGGTAATCCGTTGAATCCCCCAGATTTCTCAGGCGGCAAACCTGACCATCCGTGGTCGAGAACAGCGCATCCTGCGACTGGTTTACCCATTTGACTACATCGTGATTGTCGTACACCGACCAGGCCCCATACTTCTGGTCGCGTCCTTCTTTGCCGTGATGGTATACAAACACGTAATTATTGATCTCTTGGGCATCCCCGTATGGAATGGACAACCGGTATTGATTCCCGTTGATGTAGTTGAATCCGGCACCAACCGTTTTATAGTCCAGGTCAATACTGGTCCACTCCCTGCCCAGAAGCTCACCGATCGGCTCGACCATGAGGTTCCTACCAAGCCGGTAGACACCAGACTCGTTGGCGAACACCACACCATCCCTAGTGTGGGCCAGTGAGTCTGGGATAGTACAACCACCATATGGCTGTTCTATCTTCTGGTACGCCTTCGTGCGGACATCCAATACATAAATAGAGGCCGACTTGGTGACGACGACCACACCCTCTTGCTGTGAGGAGCCAAATGATGCCTCACCGAAGAAGGGGATGGACCCGGTAATCTCCTGCCCGTCTGCTGCATTGATGTCAACCGCACTGTCTGACTCCCCGCTGGGACCGGCTGGGTTGTCCATGATCTCTGGGTAGTTCTGGTAGGAAATCAACACGCGGGATGGGAAGAGACGAGTCAGTGTACTAACCTGTGTCACACCACCAGTACTGCCGCGTTTAATGCTGTTGATGTAGTAGGTGAATGTTTCCGTACCCGCGAGGGCTGGTATCTCAACTTCCAATGTCGTAGAGAACACGGCTGGTTGCCGTACAATGAGTTGTCCACCCTCGTACTCACTACCAGCATGTGCCGTGAGCCACGGGACAAACGTAGTAAACCCTGCTACCGATGTGTCAGTCATTCGCATGGTTGCATTGATTGCATTCGCAAGCCGCATCATCGCCGCTGTCTCATATGACCACGACGGGTTGGCATTGAGCCATCCGTAGTTGCCATCGGTACCCAGCAACACGGGGATATTTTGTTTGACAGTGGCAGCAACGTACCGGTCAACATCGGCGGAGGTACCGCCTGTGGTGGTTCTTCCGTGGTCAGAGAAGTTAATTGTGAAGGCCCCGGAGACCACTGACGCCACTTGCCACCAACCAGCGAATGTGAGGTCCTTATCGTTGGCGACAGCCGAATGGTACAAGTAAACCCAGTCACCGGCCACCAGGCCATGACTTGCTTCTGCAACCACAAACGTCGTGGCCGTTGTCGTGATGTCCGTGGCTGGGGTGATGGTAACAGCCCCAGAGGTGACAAACTCGTACTTCGCCCGGTCCACCATGTTTGTCGTACTTACGGTATCCGTGTTATCCTTGCGGAACAGCCAGGTCTTCCCTGACAGGTTTGCCGTGGTAATGGTGGAGGCCCCAGCCTTCCTACGCAGTATGATGTCCAGTTGTGGGTAATCTTTGCAGTTGGCCTGAATCAGCCTGTTGTCCGCCGTAGTGATGTACTTGCCCCGCAAAGGCTGTTCCCATGTGGTCCCAATTTCCGACGTTAGAATCGCAACACTTGTCTCATCCCAATCAAACAGCAATTCATCTGGCGTGGCATCCGTAATGTCGATGTACCCATACCCGGCAGAGAATGAAACATCTACTGTGCGGTTGCGGTAAAACGGGGGTGGTGTGTCCGTCTTGGTACAGAACACTTCCAACTCTACCCGGTCATAGTCATAGTTACCGAACACGGGCATGCCCACGAGGCGGATCTTCACGTTACCGGCTGCACCAAGCTCCGCTACGCAATCATCGGCCCCAGTAGCCGCAGATGCTACCACATTGTTGTTGGCATCAATGGCATTGAGCCGGAAGTAATATTTACGAGTGACAACGCGGGTTAGGTTCCCTGAAGCAGCACCGCTAATCGTGTCCTGAACAACGAATACGTACCCAACTGTACCGTTGTCCGACGTGGATTTCACCGTGTATATGGCACCATCCGCAGAATGAGCAATGCGATCTCCAACCATGAATCCTGTCTCAGATCCCAACCCGACTGTAAACATATTGCCTGTTACAGCACTAACTGCGCCCGTGGTGGAAGGAACTGTGATCGACCCGGAGGTCTGCACGGCGGCAAACAATTGCGGTTGCCAGCGAAACAGCCCCGCCTGGTAAATATTGGTCCCATCGAATTTCAATAATTCATCATTGTCATTAGACAGAAACATTGAATCTGCGATCGTGGTAGACCTGATCTTTGTCTGGTCACCGTAGTCACTGTAATCGAAGTGGCGAAGATACGAGTCTACTGGCAAAGTATCAGTCGGTGTCGGGGCTTCAATCGGAATCCATCTGCCAACGCAGGTGAACGCCGTCGCTGTGTTTGCCCCGTCTTGTATCGTAATGGACTCATCCAGGGTACATGTGTACCCATTAACTGTGCCGCCTGTCGATGCAGTGGCATTACTCGTAGTCGCAAATGTAAACGTGGTCGTGGTGGGCGCTGACAGAATGGTCTTTACCCCATTGTACGCCACTGTACTACACCCGATAATGAGCACTGTTTGCCCGGCTTGCAGATAGTGCGCCGACGTAGTTGTCACGGTCGCAGCGGTACCATTGCCAACCAGCGCGGTAATTGTGTTGTCGGCCTGGCTATTGACATGCGTAACCCGGACTTTATTATCAATGGATGACACCGTGTACATGTCACCGCGTACCAGGTTCGTAGATGTCGCCGTTCCGCTGGCATTCCTGCATGGCACCGTATTTGTGGTTCGCTGGGCGTACACTCTGGTATTCGAGATGATCAGTATCTGCTCGGTAACCCCCGATATCACAATTGTGGTGCCACTGGTAGACAGTACCGTCAGGGTGTGCGCAGTGCTGATTGTATCCGACCTGATGATGTCACCAGGGATAAACATACTGGTAGCATCCGTGGTGAACTGGTCAGTAAATACCCCTGCCCGACCCCCGGCCCCAGCTTCGTCAAAATCATCATTGAACGTGGCGGTGTTTGTCACCCGAATTACTGTCTGTGTCGCAGTGTCGGATTGCACTGACTGTATTTGGAACGTTCCATTGTTAATAGAATGTGCCATACCAGTAACAGTAAGATAGTCAGTCGCGGCTATCTCTGTTCCAATTTGAACGCTACCAGTCTTACTGGTGAATGTGAGGGTGTAGTCCATCACACCCGCTGACACATGTGCAGCAGCAGTCACCCTTGCCTTGTACCCAGAGATCGAGGCATCCGTGACCAATCCCCTGGTTCTGCTAGCCGTAGACCCTGACACATCAAACAGGGGTGTTACATATGCTGTAGATGCTGCACGGGACCGTATGTTGGCGTAGAACAAGGGCATTCCGTAGGTGCTGTAAGCCTCGGCATATGCTTGCGCCGAGAACAGATTACCTCCCAACCCGCAGATTAATCTCTCCTCCCCTGTCCGTCGGTATGAATCAAGATGAACAACATGCCCGCCGGCAGACGCCGCCGTAGCGTATATGTCCGCGTGCGGTAGTCCCCAGATGGTCAACTGTGGGCTGGTATCCGTATACGACTCGCTGACCGCCCCGGAATCCGTGACCACAATCTGGTTCAAATTGGCAACCGTGTCCGCATACTCCCAGTACAGGTCAACGAGGTCTGTACCGCCGCCGAGAGTCAGCTCTACGGCCATTCGATCATTAACGGAATCATACTGTACTGTGTTTGGCTTTACTTCTGTGTAACTTGACGTGGCATCATCGTAAGAATACGCAGCCAGAAACATGTACGGTGACGTCGGGTTATTGATGTATACCGTCGCGGTCCCCGGCGTTAACGCCGTGGTCGATCGGTTCGAGCTACTGACTGCCGTGAGGATAATGTCCCCGGTAAATGCTGATCCAAAGGTGATCGTGACTGTACCGGCTGCACTGATTGTGACGGATTCTGGATCTACCTGTGTGGATGACCCTGCTGTCAGCGCCGTATCGTAACACTTCACAATGATATTGTACGTACTGAAATTGTGCTCGACCGCTGTGACAGTAACCGAAGTCTGTGCTGCCACGCTGGCTATGTGCGTAACTTCAGACTCAGTATCCCGCTCTAGCGTGTAGACAAACCAGGACTCCGCCTCATTTGCAGTGTATCCAATGTCAAGCCCGAACGCGCTCTGCTCAATGACTACGCTGTCAGGGACAACATATTCTGAATTAATCGACGATTCGCTGGTCGCTTTCGCAACTCCGACGAACGCATTGTATGTGGCCAGGCCGGTTTCCGTTGCATCGTAAGTCAGTGTACCAGTACCCGCTGATATTGAAACGCGCCCGCTGACTGTAAAATGATCGTAGTACAGTAAAGCATCTGTCGTTGTTAAATCCCCGGTTGCCGCCGCAGTGGACACCTTGCCGTACACCAAAATGGGGGTGCTTCGAAGATTGTTCAGTTCTACTTCATCCGACGTTCCAATTCGAAAACGGATGTTTGTTCCACTGTGAATGACAGACGACACCCGAACGGGAACCCATCCGTAGTACCCCTCGTACCCCTTGCGCTTTACTATCTGCCCGCCCTGACCTGGATCTGCATTCAACAAACGCTCCGCATACCCCTCCTTGATGGCGCTCGGGGCACTCAGAGCATCCACCCCGCGTGAATGGTCTTTGACGGGAATAGTGACAAATTCCAATGGCATGTGAATGTTTCCCTTGAGAAACTACGACCTAGTTCGATACCGTGCGCTCTTGAGCCTGACCCGACGCTTCTGCTCTAGCCCGGCCCATGCGGATGACAGGCTTGCCTCTTGGTCTTTCAGCTCGGCGAAGTCTTCAGTGGTTGACTCGCCCTTGATGCGCTTGATCGCAACTACAGTGTGCTGGGTCAGATAGTCAGAGTACGCCTCTGGGACCTCTGGGACGCAGGTTCCATGGACGGTACAAACATAATCATCCACAGCAATACTTGCGGGTAGGGAAGTAGAAATAGTTTTTCCAAGAACTGACGATTTGGTAAGACCACTTGCCTTAAACAGTATTTTATTGTTCGTAGAGTCAATAGATGAAATCTGCAAAGACCCCCGTACATTGCCTGTTCTCGGATCAATAATGTTCACAAAACAGTTGTTGCCTGTGACTTCTTCTGACAGGGCGGACCCGATGTCATCCACGACCACGTATGGTTCATTGGTAACCGAATCCGTTCCCGTTGAGCTGATGCACCCTTGCTGCAAAACCAAGGTCTCGGGAATCCTGGTGTACAGTAACCGCAAGGTAAGCCCCGCAGTGGGTGGCGGATACACTTCAAAATTACGGTGAACAATACAATACCGGGATGGTTCATTTGTATTCGAGGTGGATTTCCAGGCGGCTGTCTCTTGCTTGCGCAGGCGACTCAGGTCATACCAAGAGCTATCAGACTTGACCAGGATGATGTTCTCCAGGCGGGTACCATATATGTCAGAGGGGAGCGCGTAGCTGACAGTACCTTCGGTGGTCGTGGTATCAGGGCGGGCAGTCGATCCTGTCTCCGCCAGGAATAGTTCGTCATACCGTGGGACGATTACATTCGTTGCCCGACGTTGCGCCTTGTTGAGTTTCTTGAGAATGAACTCATCGGTGATATCAACAATGTTGGACTCGTCGATACCCTCACGCACATTTTGTACCAGATCGTCAACTAGGATAATGTCAGCCATTTGCTACCCTCATTTTTTGAATCTGGGAAGCGGAGGCATGTCCTCTTCTTCCTCTTCCTCATCCTCCGGTAATCCTTCCGAGTCCTCTTCGGGAAGTACTTCCTCATCCTCTGGGATTAGTTTTTCGTCCTCGGCCATTGGCATACCCTCACCATCCATGGGCAGCTCCTCACCATCAACAGGCATTTCCTCTTCCATGCTCATTTCGGGCTCGTCCATACCCATTTCAGGTTCGTCCATACCCTTTTTGGGCTTTTCATCAGCGTAGATTTCCAGCTCGTCAAGCAGCTCATACGCTTCTTCGGGTAGTTGTTTGCGCAGTCGCATGAGCATTGCCTTGGGGTCTTCCATCATCGGTTTTTCCTTCATCATCATTCTTCGTTCTCCTCGTCTTCTTGTTTGGCTTCGCCAGCATTTTCGTCTTCGTCTTCATCATCCAGTTGTGGTGGATTCTTGGACATTTTCCGCAATAGATCTTCTGGTTTCATGGTTCACCCTATCTAAAATATGTGTACACAGCCTGCCCGACAAACAGCATAACCACACTCAGCAGCCCGGACAGGTAGGCCCTGGTGGTCTTGGCGTACTGCTCAACCTTGGTGAGCCGCTGGACTTCCTCGTCGCGGTGGGTGGTAATCACCACACGGAGTTCGTCAAGCTTCAGTTCGATGCGGTCAAATCTATCATGTAAGTCATTCATGGTGTCATCCCAAGTCATTCATGGTATCGCCTCAGATAACTCACGGCTTAGTCTTTTACTGTATCAAGTAACTAAATGAGTAATAGAAAACTACGGTAGTGGCCCCGTCACCGTATGCCGTTAGTTCATTGGCAATTGTCACAGTCTGCGCACCAGATGTTGCAGTTACTTTCGCTGTTTCTTTAATTGCATTATTCGCCTTGTACGTACCAGCTATGCCTACCGCATCATTCGCGTTGTCGAAATTTGCAGTTGGTATCGGTAAGGTTATCGTAAACGAGGTATCTGTGTTTGTAGCAGCAATTGTCACCGAAACCGCGCCGTTTACCTGCACTACGTTACCAATTTGTTGATAATAATGAGTTCCGACACTTGCGGCTGATGTATTGGCAACGTTAGTTGCAGTTGGAGCATATGACCCCTGGGCTAAATGCTCTAAGACAAACCAGGCGGCACCACTGCAAACGACCACCAAAACTGAATAGCGCCCAGTAACATTTTTGGTTGCTACATTATCGATTAACTCGGCACCCTCACCGTCAACGATTACAGACCCCGCGCCACTATCAATTTTCTTGATCGTGATTTTACGTCCAGTGTTGGCTGCTGCTGTAGGTAGCGTGATTGTGCGGTCAGACGCGCCAGTTGTGACTAGAATGATGTCATATCCATCGTTGTCAAGAATTGCATAGTCGGCACTGTCTATATATGTGTAGGTTGATTTAAAATTAATGTCATTATTATTGATTGACTTTGCTTTGTATTCCAGCCCATGCGCATATGCCGTTGTGGTTGCTGAGCCATCACCTGTCAGCTCGATAACAGCCCCGCCCTCAGTAGCCGCAAGTTGGAAATAATCAGTACTGGCCCCAACTACATAGTAGGTAGTGCTGACAGACAGCCCGGTTGGCAATGCCCCCGTAGTGGTGAAATAGATACGATCGCCGTTGGCCAGCGGGTGCCCCGTCCAGAGGCAAATATCTTCCGCAGCCCCACCAGTTTCATCAAACGTAACCTCAGCCGTAACATACTTCGCGGAGATGTCACCAAGTAGACTGGTGTCAACCGCCGTGGCTTCGTTGGATGCATTACCGATGAACACACTTTCATCAGCCAGGGTGCTGGTGAGTGCTGCTGCCCATGATGTATCAGCGCCGTCTGTGGACAGTACCTTACCGCCGTTGCCGGTTTGGGAAGGCAGTAGTGCGTTCAGAGCTGCATTGGCCGTCGCCTGCCCCGTACCACCCCTGGTGATGTCCAGGGCTGCCTCGAATGTGAGGGTGCCTGCGTTGGAGTATACTGCGCCGCTGGACCCGGTGATGATGAGTCCACCAAAGGTTGGAGTGGCATCAGACGTGAGATCTTGGTTTACCAGGCTGGATGCCTCAACCGTGAGGTCCCCTGACAAGCTGACCGTGCGAGCCGCATTGTTAACATTGAGTGTCAAGGTGCGATCTTCCGAACAGCTTGAAGACGAGGCAAGCACAAGATCCCCTGCCCCAGCGTCTGTTAGTTTCGGCAGGGTCAACACCTTATTCGTCAAGGTTTCCGATCCCGCAAGTGTTGCCAAAGTTCCTGTGGTTGGCAGGGTGACATCCGTGGTGTTCGAGGTGGTCAGGGTGAGCGAATACGCCCCAGCGGTAACAAACGCACCAGCCGTGGTGATTCCTCCTGCCATGGAGATCGTGCGATCGGCGTTGTTCACATTGATCGTCAGGGTTCGATCAGCAGATGCACTGGAACTTGAAGTGATGATCAGATCCCCTACCCCTGCGTCAGTAATCTTTGGGGAGGTAAGGGTCTTGTTAGTCAGGGTCTCGGAACCAGCCAAGGTGGCAAGGGTTCCTGTAGTAGGTAGCGTGACGCCTGTTGTATTCGTAGCCGTGAGTGTGACAGCGTAGGCACCCACCGTGGTTAGTGCACCAGCCGTGGTCAGTGTGCCCCCAAGCGCGATGTTGCCCGCAAGGGAGATGCTCCTGGCAGCATTTTGCATGTTGAGAGTGAGGGTCCGGCCAGCATCAATAACCGGGTTAGAAGTCGAAACCACCGTCACATCAAATGCAGCCGAGGTGTCCCTCAATGACAGGGAGGTCAGGGAGTCCGCTGTTCCCCCGTTGATGTCAGGTGCGGTTAGTACTTTATTTGTGAGGGTTTCCGCACCCGCCCGGGTTGCTAGGGTGCCTGTGGTTGGTAGGGTGACATCAGTTGCAGCAGTGGCACGCAATACCAGTGCATACGCACCAATCGTGGTGAACGCCCCCGCCGTGGCGAGGTCGCCTTCGAGGTTAATCGTGCGGTCCGCATCATTCATATTGAATGACAGCGTTCGATCCGCAGTACAAAGTGAAAACGACCCGAGAATTAAATCTCCAAACTCAGAATCAGAAAGTTTTGGGGATGTTAGAGTCTTATTGGTAAACGTCTCGGTACCTGCAATGGTGGCCAGCGTTCCAGTGGTGGGTAGCGTAACATTGGTGGTATTTGAGGTGGTAAGTGTCAGGGAATACGCCCCGGATGTGATGAACGCATTGGCTGTAGTCAGGTTACCTGACAGAGATATCGACCGTGACGCATTGTTCATGTTCAGAGTAAGTGTTCGATCCTCTGAACAATTAGAATTGGATGTTATGATCAAATCCCCGGCACCAGCGTCGGTGATCTTCGGGGACGTGAGAGTCTTGTTTGTTAGAGTGTCCGTGGTCGCCCTGCCAACCAAGGTATCCGTAGACACGGGTAGCGTGATCGTGATTGCTGAGGCCACACTAGCATTGCGCTGCACCGTCGTCTGCTCAGTAGCTCCACGAGCGATAACAATTGAAGTGCCGTCTTGACTGAGTGACCCACGCAGATATCGTGACATGTGCGCCTCATTGAAAGAGGGGTGGGGCCATGTGACCCCACCCGGCAGGATTACCGAAGAACCATGTACGAGATGATCGAGTCAGCTTGGGGGTCAGCAGAGAACGTGAACGTAACTTTACCAGTACCAGCAACAGCCGATACACCAGTCACTGATCCACTTCCCCCGTTCAAGATTCCCCACACCACTTTGTTACCAGAGACTGCACCGGCAACAACTACTTCAACCGCTGCACCCATGATCGAATCAGCAGTAGCCTCTTGCGGGCTATCCCCGTCTTCGTGGGCAGTGGCGTCAGCCATGTGAGTGTTAACCTTGGCCTTGATGTCATTGAGTCTTGTGATGCACTCAGCCAGCGTGGTCGGGGCAACCGCAGATGCCAGAGAAGCATTCCCCGCCTCTTGTGCAACGTGATAAACCCACGCAGCACCAAGTTCGGCATCGTCATCATGCGCATCATAGCTGGTCAGCATTTCCGCAGTCAGCGCGATCAAAGATGCAAGGTCCGACGCATCTGCTTCTGCTAGGGCTGCCTGTGCCGAGGCGTGCTCTTCCGTACCAGCACCAGCGTCCGCGTAATGGACATTGATGGTGTCTTTGAGTGCATTGGCTAGCAAGATGGTAGACGCTAAACCAGCGACGTTGCCGTCATCATCGACCGTCAGGGCATCATCACACCCGACATAGAGGGCATCGACATACGCCTTGATCGATTGCTGGGTAGCTAGCTGGGTTGCACTGTCGGTTGCCATGTCATCTTCATCGAGGACAGCAGTACCAGATACACTAGTCGTCAACACCGGGGTCGTGAGAGCCGCCGACGTAAACGCCGGGGATGCACCACTGGCAACACTTTGGTCCAACGTCACATCAGCAGACACGGTTAGTGAAGCACTCAAGGTAAGGATTTCATCAGCGGCGGTCGGCGTGACAATGGTCAATTTGTTTGCGTCAGCCGAGCTAACTAGTTCCCAACCAGCGCGATCCGCTGCTTGCTTGAAGTAAGCGGTAACCGCCCCGTCTTCTTCAACCTCGATACCAGCACCGCCACCAGACGCGGCAGCACCACCATCATTGAGGGTAATGAGTTTGTCCGCAACGAGTGCATTGGTTGTGCTAACCGTGGTCGTAGTGCCTGCAACAGTTAGATTACCATTGATGGTAACCGTGTCGGCACCCGTCAGCGTGCTGATCGAGATCAGGTTAGGAACCGCAGCTGCACCAATGACCAGTGCAGTCGCATCATTTGCTTCCAATACCCAGGCCACGTCTGCCGCAGAACTGGTGATGGTCCCGTTGATAACCGGGCTGGTCAGGGTCTTGTTGGACAACGCCTGGGACGAGGCAAGATCCGCCAGGGTCACGGTACCAGCCGGGAGGGTTGCCACCGTGGTGTTCGAAGCAACGAGAGTCAGGGAGTATGCACCACTGGTGACAAACGCACCAGCCGTGGTCAAGCTTCCCGCGAGACTGATGTTGCCTTGGAGGTCAATCGTTCTGGCCGCATTGAACAGGTCAAAGGTGAGCGCACGGTCAGCAGTAAGTACTGTGCCGCCGTCACCATTGGCGACCAACTTGACATCATACGCAGCCGTTGTTAGGTCGTTGAGGTGCAATGCAGTGACAATAGTCGGGCTAGTAAAGACACCGGCCTCTGCCACGGCTTCCGCAATTTTCTTTTGTTTCTTGCTGAATCGGTATTTTCTTGAGGGATGTAGCCCCGCAAGATCCGAAATGTTACTGAGGGTGATAGCTGCCATTTCTTGGCTCCTTTATGAGATGTGCGCCCTGCCAGCGTGGGCTGCAAACAGAATGGTGCCCAGGACCACCATGGCCCTGGGTCACCGTGCGGTTACGCTGTCACGAAGTTGTGGATGCAGAGGAACGCTGCGGGATGGACGCAATAGAACAGTCCACAGCCTTCCATGTATGCGACTTGCTTTCTGGCATACCGGCCCGCCGTGCTCGACGGTTTGTAATGCCAAATCGATCCGCCTTCCGGCTTCACGTATTCGAAGTCACCACCCAGGAATTGGAACACGTCCGATTTCGGGAAGACGTAGATGCGTTTGCCACGAATGAATTCATCGACCTCAAAGCCGATGAGATCCTTGCGGTGCGCATACTTCATTCCCGGAACGCCGCGAACACCGTCCTGGTACGATTGGAACACGCGATCAGATTCCCGTTCCTCGGCCAGTGCATCCTCGGTCTCGGGGGACATGAACGCCGATTCCCATTTTCCCTTGTACGTGTTCTGGCCAACGCGGTTCTTGACCGCCGTGAGGCCCTGACGAATGTACTGCGGGTCAATGAGATTTCCGCCGCATGACTGGAGCGTGGAGTCAAGAGCGCCACTGAGGGCAACGCCATTGATCTTGTACCCGGTTCCGCCGACATCAGCCCAAGCCTCAAGGCCCGGCCACAATTCGGAGTACGCACCAAGGTCTGACGAGCTGGAAAGCGCCGAAAGATCAGCAAAGGTAATGCCGATACGTCGGATGTAGTCAGACGCCTGCGAATCATCGCCAGCACAAGTGGCCGTGATGTCAATCAGGGTACCAGCCGAGTTCCGGGGCTTCAACACGATGGTATTGCTGGCCCGGTCCGCCGATTCAACCGTCCAGTGATCAAGACCCGTTGACGCACTCGCCGTGTTGTTAACGAGTGCCTTGACTTCCGCATTGGCACTGATCCGATACACATGCACTTTGTCGCCCAGTTCGAACCAGCCCACGAACCCACGATCCGTGTCAGCGGTTTTGAGAACGATGGTTGACGTGTCAGCCGAGGTGCTATTGGTAACCGAACTGATCGTACCAATGACGCCCGTGGCATCCTGGCAAATCGAGGCTGAAAGCTGGCGGGCATGCGCAATCGACTTCGCCCGGACTTCCTCAGCAACCGGAGCGCCATAGCGAGCAAAATCCTTGGTCGCCAACTTAATGACTGACAGAGGAACTTCGATCGCAACGGAATGCTCTTTGTAGTACGCCGTTGCTTCCGACATCGCACTGTCTTGTCCAGCGGGGAAATCCCCAAACGAGCTGGAGCTGACGAACTGCGAAGCAGCCGCGCCATAGCTGGAGCGCAGGTTGTACCGGACTTCTCCACCAGCCGCCGCGTCAACTTTGAATTGACGAAGCATGTATTCCCACATGGCTGATTCTGCATTGAGGTTGTTGTAGACGCCCCCACGGGCGACGATCTTGAGATACTTACCCATATCGGTACTGCGAATCTCGGTCATTTCTTAATCCTTTTCGTGCCGTTCCCTGGCGTGCAAAAACCTATTTGCGGCGACCACGGAACATTGTGTTGAAAACTTCCAGTGGGTCTTTGCCTGAATATTTGGACATGTCATCTTTTTGGTAGTTGCGGGTCGCGACTACACCGGCTTTCTGCTTGGCGTCCTTCTTGATCTCTTGGACAGTGGTGCGTACTTTTTCCTCGGTCTGCTTGGTCACCGAAGCACTGAACAACTTGGCAGCGGCAACTGCTTCTTCCTTGATCATTTTCTGGGTTACTTCAGATGGATCTTTAACCCGGTCACTGATCTTGGACCACATGCGTTCCCAGATGGCCGCTGCTGTTTCATCGCGAAGCACTGTGTCTTTGATGGCCAGCTGTGACTTGATTTGCTTCCAGTAGGGAAGTGCCATGGTTTGCAACTCCCGCTCCCTGGCCGCTTCACTTTGCTGTGCCGATCTTTCCTGCGCCTTGGTCTGCTGCTTGGTCACCCTGTCCGCCTTGCGCTTAGCTTCCTCTGCCTCACGCCTTGCATCCATGGCTTCCCGCTTTTCCTCGCTGGCATCGGCATATTGCCTTTGCCACTCAGCCTCAGCCTTCACCACTTCACGCGCATCTTTTCCACCAGTGATGATTGCGTACATCTCGTAGAAATCACCTTCGGCTTCCTCAAGACGGCTGAACAACGCATCGCGCTCTTTCAGCCTGGGAAGTTCCTTAAGTTCCTCCTTGAGAGATTTCATCTCACCACGTAGTCGGGCAGATTCTTTGAAAGCCCTTTTCCCCGCATTGAACATGCTCAAACGTTTCTGAATCTCGTCGCGATCTTTCACCGGGTTCAGCTCGTACTCAACTCCGTCATCCTTGAACCTGAATGACTCTTGGCCACCCTGTTCGTCTGGATCATCAGAGTCTTGTCCTTTGCCTTTGCCGTCTTCGCCGAAAAAGCCTATGTCGCTGTCAGCGGACTCTTGTTCCTCTGCCTGCGTGTCAACTTCTTCTGCGGGCTCGTCCTTTGCAGGTGGTGCGCCTTCGGCACTCACGGAATCCGGGTCAAATGACTGACCGTTTTTCCCTGAGATTGGGGGAAGCGAATCACCAACACTGAACGACATCTGATCCAATTGCTGTGGCTTTACTGCCATGAGTAACTCCTTGTGACGCCTTTGTGGGGCAGTCATGTAGTGTGACGAGGGTCGCGCACCATGCGCGGTGGGTCTCGGAAGGGATTACATGGAGGGCGCTTGGGGAGGCGGTTGCGCAGGTTGCTGCTGGGCAGCAGCTTCCTTGGTCAACGCTTCGCGGCGTTCCATCATGTGTTGTTCGATGAGCTGCTGTAGCTTTTCGTCTAACGAATCAAACTCTGGCGTCATGTAGTAATAACGACAGTAGTCATACATATTGATATGATCTTCGAACTCACGCGGGGCAACGTAGCTTCTGACACCATACTCATCCCAACGCGAGATCATCTGATCAAAAATCTTCTGTTGCTTGGCATGGGCCAACTTCACCCGGTCGAACATGGACTCATCAAAGATGTCAAGGCCCCACTCGCGGGCAACTGCGCCGTAATCAAATCCTGGGATCTTCTCCAGGAACGGGGCAAGCTGCATGATCTCTTGTCGCTTTGTCTGGGGGTCCAACGAGAACGACCTACCATACTGGGCCTCAAGGTCCCACCCACCCTTGAAGGATGCACCACGAAGATGCCGGATATCCCAGGCCCCGTCTTCCCCGACAACCTTGACCTGCTTTTCGAACTTCCACTCATGTACTGCCAGTGACAGTAGGTATCGATACAAATTCTGGATAGACTTGGTGTACTTGTTGTACAGCCTACGGCGCACCATGTTGCCGGACTCGATGGAACGATCCATCGTAAAACTTGAAGTCTCGCGAGTCATCTGCCCGGTCATGGCATCGTTCATACCCGCAAGGCCCTTCTGGCCCTCGGTCAACTGCTGCCGAATCCGCACTGAGTCAGGCATCGTTGACGGCGGAGCAAGATACTGAATACCAGAGAGTCCTGGACGGTTCTTAATCTGTATGATGTCAACCGTCGAATCGGTGACCGCCTCGTCATCAATCTCCGCGTCACCATCTACCAGTAGGCGCACGATGTTGTGGACAGCCACGTTGGCAAGATCTTGCGTATCTAATGAAGACAAGATCTCTTGGATGGGAGATAGATACTCAATGATGGACTTCCCGTACAACTCGTCTTCGATGTCAATGTCAGTCAGAATATCAAGTCCAAGCTGGGCATCTGGATTAAGATTTTCGCCGAATTCTAAAATGTACCCATCGGCCAGGCGATAGCATCGTCTGCCACGCATCCCATTGATCGCTGCTCCCTTTTCGAGATACAGGATGATATCAACGGTATTGTCTTCTTCCTTGTCGCTCGTGGACCAGAAATTAAACTTCCATTTAGACCGGGATGAAGAACCTGCCTGAAGTTTCTCGGCGTGCTCTGGCCAACGAAGAATCGCTTCCTCCTTGGTCATTTTGAGCAGCTCAAAGAAATGATCCAGCTCGTCAAGGTTCTTAGCATTGGGACTAAGCCAGATGTCCCAGGTGGACGGGGAGTATACGCGAATGTCCCCTTCCATCCAGATGCAATCACCCTCAACACGAATCGGATCACCAAGGGTCGAATCAAACAGGGAGCGTAGATACCCAGTACCCTTGGTCAGTGTTTTTAAATTACGCTCGTCAACCCGCTCTTGAATGTTGTATTGGTTTCGAAGGAAGTTCTTGACATGGTTCGCATCGCTGGCAGCAGCCTTGTCCGCGATTGTCTTGCTGTATGGCTTGACTACCACATCCGGGGGATTAGCTGACATGAGCGAGTGATTGTAGCGGATATACTGGAATATGTAGTTTACCGCGATGTTGTCAACGCCCTGCTCGCCCTCGTCCTGTGCCGCCCGCTCGAGATCCTCAATGCTGATGTTGCCGTTCTGCGGCTGCACACCAAGGGCCGTGTAAAACGCCTGCTCATTGAGTGACCACTGCTGCTCAAAACGCATGCGATCCCGCTTGGCCCGCTGCCAACGTTCCTCAACGTTCTTTTCAAACTCAGGTTTACCCCAAGATTGAATCTTTAATGGTGCGCACAGAGCCTCGGATTCACTCATTTACCGGGCCTCCGACCTGACCGTAAGATATTCCGATATCGGTACCTGGCCATGTACATCAGCTTTGCCAACCGGGTGGACGCCTCTTGCTGCCGTTTCGCCGCAGCAATCATCCCGAGCATTATCAGCCCATTGAACGTGAACAACATGCACAGTGCATATGAGATGAACAGTATGTGTTCCACCGACTACCCCGTCCTTCGCATGACACGAATACCAAGCCTTGACTGGTATTTGCTTGCTCGTACCAGCTTCAGCTTTCGTGCCTTGGCTTCTTTTTTCTTGCGGTTGTTGTTTGCCGCCCGGAGCAACATGTTGAACGTCATGATCTCAGACTGCGGTGTCCACTTGGGTTTCATGTCCACGAAATATTGGAGCCCGTCCAGCAGGTGGAACATCTTGGAGTTGTGAATCGCACCGGGATTGGTCTCAGACCACCGTGCGGTTTCAATCTCCCCCTCAAGCTCCTCGCATCCATCTGGGACGAGGTAAAGCCACTGATCCAAGAAGGCATTCGTCACACCCTTGATCAGCTCGTTCTTGCGATCCTTTTTGTTGGGGCTGATGTAGTTACGTTGCCATCGATCTTTCCTGGCTTCTTTGATGAACCAGGTTTCATGCGGATCGCAGATGCGGCAGTGAATGCTGACACACCCGGTTTCTTTCTCGATCTCTTCGAGCAGCGTTGAGGCAGCCTCTCCTGGGATGTACTTCGCCTTGATGATGTACCAAATGCCACGCTGGTCATTGGGGTCTTCAGCCAGGAGGAGATACCCAACCTTCCCAGATGCAGCGGGGTCTAGGACCTCGGCGTGTCTCCACGAGCTGCTGTATCCCTCGGGGTATTTTTTGTGCAGCACGGGGTCGTAGATACCGTAGACGTACTCTTCCTCGTCAAGCCACCCACCCTCAAGTACCGCCCTCTTTGTTTTCTCGCGCACCTCGATAGGAAGTGCGTTCAGGCGGTCCATGATCTTCTTTTTCTTTTTCTCATCGTAGACCGGGTTGTCAAAGGCATTGAAGACGTAGAACTTCTTGTCATCAAACTCTGACTTAATGAACTTCTTAACCCGGGGCGCTGGCTTTTTGGCTGTGTACGTGTACAGCACCAGGCCATCTTTCGCCTGGACTCTGCGGTCAGCTTCTTCGTACAGCGGGAGGTAGGAGCACAGCTCATCAATCCAAACCAACTCTGCATCAAATGACTGGATGCGCTTGGTACATCCCTTGGGTTCTTCATATGAAAAGAAGTAGATCTTTGATTTGCCAGCGAGTGGTCCGCACCCGACAATCGAGTACAGCATCTGCGACTGCCGGACCTCGCGGTATGTACCGGGCTCCAGGAAGGGCTTAATCCGTTTCTCCCAGTGCTCCTCGGCATGCTTACTGGTCTGTGACAGAACAAGGATGGTGACCGTGTTGGGCCACTTGGTAGCGATGTCAAGGTACGGGTGTTCTCTCTTGAAGAAGAAGGCGCAAGTCCTTGATCCTGCTAGAGATTTGCCAGACTGATTTCCCCCTTCAACCACTTGCGTAGTGCTCAGGGCCTGGTCTCTGAACAACTGTTCCTGAACCGGAGTTGGCCGGGAGTCGGGGTCAAGCGGGTTCATTGCATCGCGCAACTGCATTGATCGCAGCTTGCGCTCTGCCAACGCCCGTCTTTGGAGTTGTTCGACCTCGGAAAAATTCAACTATGCCCCGATCGACCTAGCAAGGATGTACAACGAGAACGTACCAGCGGTATTTGATCCCTTGGTGTACACAATACGTGCGTACTCATACGCAAGAGACGTAGCTTTGATCGCATTTGTCGCAGCGGTGGCACTCGCCGTGGTGGCAATCGCCGAGCCCTCGTTAATCCAATTGCTGCCATCATTGGATACCTGGAGCTGCCACGAACCATTTGTGTGCGTGCCGTCAACCCACACGATCTGCACCGAAACAGCGTCACGAGTCGGGATGGGAAAATATTTCGTGGTAGCCTTGCCCGCTTCAGCCAACTGAGGAAACTGATCAGTGGTATTCATCACCTCAGTAACGCACTTGATCCGTTGGAAATCAAAGTTGCGCAACGAATTGGTTGTCGTCATCATAATCTCCGTTGAAACTTCGGATTGAACTTGAGTAGCGGGAAAAAGTGTGTGTCCAAACAAGCGAGGATCATCTCAACATCACTGTTTGCGAACTTCACCGCGATGCCAGAGGCGTCAAGGGCCATGTGCACCATCTCGTGCATCAAGGTCAGCTCTCGCTGCCGTTGATTCTGCCGGGAATCAATGCAGATCTTTTTATCTGACCAGATTGATTCTCCTAGGTTGTTGTCATCCATCTCCCGCTGCGTAACCTTAAACGTGAACCCGCATAGTGAAACTTTACGAGGTAACTGCATGAGTGCCTCTTACTTCGCAACGGACAGTTTGTTCGACTGTCGAAGGAACTCCTCAAGCTCTTCCTTGGTGTTTGGAATCGTTGTATCCAACACCTTGACTTCCTTGCGGGTCGCAGGTGCACGTCCGGTGATGTCAACAAGGAGCTTGCCTAGATTGATCTTCGCGGTAAATGACTTGGGGTCCTCGTCCTCCAAGATGCAGTAAACGGAATCAACCCACCGGTCCAGCAGGTACTCCATGCGTTCTTCGATGGACTTGCTATTAAGGAACCAAGTGCGGAATCCCGCAGTGGACCACCATGATGTAACCCGGCTGTCTCTCGTGACCTCTGCCACATCCTGTGCAGTAACACTATCGGGATCAAGAGTTGGGTTCTCTCGCATGCGCATCCAGAATGCAGACTTCACACGCAGCTGTGCATCGGTGGGTGCGAACACCATGTCGTCAATGACACGCTCTACTCGGTCAAGCTTCTGCTCGAATGTTTGTTTGGGATCAATCGTGCTTTTCTTCGTCGCCATGTTCGCTCACAAAAGGTACGCCGGGTGTGCGACTGCTCACCCGACGCCCAAAGGAGGGATGGAGTGTGGCTTTGCTCGACCACTATTATTAGCATACAGGACACAAACGTTTTTGTCAAGTACAAAATGATGTGTTGTTAATTTTTTTCTAACCCGTCAATCTCCTTGATGAACTGGTCAAGGGCCTGGTGCAACAGCGCCCAGAATCCCCATTTAGACAATGGATTCTTGAGCTTAGCCTCAAACCAGGGAGACTCCTCGCCTGGTGGCAGGAATCGCACGATGAAGGTTTCAAACCCAGCAAAGGCAGGGGTATCTGGGTCAAGGTCGATCGTCACTGATCCAATATCTTCCCCGTATTCACGGAAGGTTGCACTGATTTGGTACTGCTTGGTTGTCATCTTTGGTATTCCTTGCGGCTACTGCCAGGGCTCGTGGCATGGTTAATCTGCCGTGAATCTTACCTCGGGAGAAGTCCACCCAGGACAGGTACTGGTGCTCGCGCAGGTACAGGAAGTACTCACGCACCTTCTCCTTTGGTACACGCATTATTCGGCACAGCGGTGGGGTGTCGATGTCAAACGACAACCCTCGCCACCGCAACCACGGATACCGCCCGTACAGCATCAGTGCCAGGACACGATACGGGTGCATCTTGTGTCGAACCATCCGACCGGTCATGCGCGCACCATTTCCACCAGTGCCATGGCAAGCAGTACGGCAAACCACAGCAGTAACACCAGATCAAATGTAATCTTCCCATCGTCGAGGAACCGCCATCGATTGATACTGGCATTGACTCGCTTCACCCATTCAGTACCACCGCACTTGGGGCACGGGACTTCAGGGGGTCGCAGGTATTCGTCCACGCTGCGCAGCACGTCAACTATTTCCCCGCAGGATTTGCATTCGTGTTGATACATTGGCATTGCTTACCTCACCGGGATGTAGGCCGCGATGAATTCCCGAGCAGCCTGGTAATGCTGTTGCTTGATCGACTTCCAAGTGATTTCCTTGCTGACCGACTTGATGAACCGGGCTTTCAGTTCCCGACGAAGCAGTCCAGAAACTTTGTGATCACCCTTTGGCCAGTACTCGTTCTTGCGCAGCCATGCACACCTGGCACCCATTTCTTTTTCCAAAATGACTTGCTGGTCTTGACTGAGGATGCTATCCTCATGTGCACCAATCACGGTAGCCAGCTGCGCTTTAATGGTATTGATCTCTTTTTCCTGTTTCGCGATTGTCTTGACATGCGTATTCATGTCCGGGGCAGTTGTCTCTCTCAGCTGAGGAATGCTGGGTGCTGATGACAAAGCCGCTATCCGCTGCTCAATAGAATCGAGGCGCGCAGTGACATCATCTGAAATCAAACGCGACAAATCCTCCCGGAGTGCCTGTAGAATATTGGCTTGCCCTCGCGGCAGTGTTTGCTGCTTGACCGACTCGGCAAGCCCTTGCGTACTGTTAATGAACATCTTCGCGTGGTGATGGTAATCCTTGCCCTCGCCCATGGTCAGTAGAAAGCAAACATGGGAAGGGATGTGGTACCCTTTAGTAGGACGTCCCCTACCTGAATTTCGCCCAGATTTGGGCGTTATAAAATAGTGTTCGTTTTCAATGAGATCGTACTTTTTAATCCTCCGCTGAATCCAATTGCGAAAACTGTCCTTGACTCCAAGGTATGCCCACACGTCACGCGCCGAGAAGTTACCGTCAGCATCTGGCCTGGGTGCGGTGGGCTGCGCGGGGATCGCCGGCTGCTGGATCATCGGTAGATTCGTACGAGCAGCAGGCTTTTTCTCCCTGGCTGTTACGCGCAGATACTTTGGATCAATGTTAGCCATCTCAGCGCGAACTAAAGCATCTCGCTCGGCCATCTTAACCCGTTTTTTGTGTCCTGCGGCCACTGCTGCCGCATCCATGTGCTCCATGCGGGTACGGGCACCCTCAGTCACACGAGTAAAATGACCGGGTTCTATGATGTAATAATCCACACCATGGCGCAGTCCACACTTCATCCGCATTGTATTGAACCACTTGTTGACCGTGATATGATCAACTCCACCAACGATTCCCCTGATGTCCTTGAAGATCTCAACGACTGGGTAAATAAAGGGCGAAACAGGTGTCGCTGTCTCCTGTTGCACAGCAGCGTTCACTTGCTGATCGGCTGCTTCCCCTCGCTGCTCGGGTGCTTCTACTCCCTGTTCGATTGCTTCAACTCCCTGTTCGGATGCGTCCACTCGCTGCTCGATTGCATCCATGTGCTGTTGTGCGTTTTCCCTGGAACCAAAGATCCAACTGCAGACTTCTCTGATCTCTTTCATCGCCAAAACTCCAACCAAACAGTGTTTGACCAAGCAGACAACCTGCCGGGCCTGGGCTGGTCTTGCAACCCTACTACTAATATAACCAACACCAATGCTCCTGTCAAGGACATTAAGGGTCATGTCGCAACATTTTTATTTCACTCACGATTACCCATAGATACATCTAACTCCCAGGAGTCCCCCACAATCACATCAATGGGTTACGGAAAATCACCGTTGGACAAAAATATTTTGCTGCCCAAAAAGTTGACACTGGGCGGTTTTTGCCACTACTCGGCTGATCACACCGGGGAATTCGAAAAAATTGCCTCGACAGGACACAAA